AATTACAAATACAAAGGATTCGTATATTACCTTTACTCACAAAAATGGTAAATCATTTAAATTATTTGCTAGAGAATTGACAGAAGAAGGTAAACAACTTAGAGCTAAACAAATTGAATTAACAAAATCAAATTTATAAAATGAAAGTACGAATAAAGAGGCTTAATGAAAATGCAGTAATTCCATCCTATGCAAAGGATGGTGATGCTGGTATGGATTTAGTAGCAACCTCAATTATATCAACTACATCAACTCAAATTACATATGGTATTGGGTTGGCATTGGAAATACCAAAAGGATTTGTAGGATTAATATTCCCTCGTTCATCGGTTAGAAAGACAAGATTAATGTTAAGTAATTGTGTAGGTGTGGTTGATAGTGGATATAGAGGTGAGTTACAGGCAACATTTAATAAAATTAACAACGATTCGGTATCTGAAAACGATTATAAGGTAGGTGATAGAATTGCACAAATTATGATTATACCACATCCCCCAATTGAGTTCAATCAAGTAGATGAATTATCGGATACTGAAAGAGGTGATGGTGGATTTGGTTCAACTGGAAAATAAAAAATAAAATATGTTTATAGAACAAACGGAAGAAAAGGTAAATAATAATTTGTGGGTAGAGAAGTATCGCCCAACAAAGCTTGCTGATTATGTAGGTAATGAACATTTAAAATCAAAAGTAGAAGGTTATTTAGAAAATGGCGAAATCCCACATTTATTGTTATATGGTAAAGCGGGTACTGGTAAAACTACATTAGCAAAATTAATTGTAAAATCAATTGAGTGTGACTATATGGTTATTAACGCATCTGATGAAAATAACGTTGAGACTGTAAGAAACAAAGTAAAGAACTTTGCATCTTCTATGGGATTCAAACCATTTAAGATTATTCTTTTAGATGAGTTTGATTATATGTCACAACCATCACAAGCTATATTAAGAAACTTAATGGAAACATTTTCAGCACACTGCCGTTTCATATTAACTTGTAACTATGTTGATAAAGTAATTGAACCAATTCAAAGTAGATGTCAATCATTTCAAATCATACCACCAACTAAAAAGGATGTTGCAATACAAGTTAGTAAAATCTTAAAAGCTGAAAATGTAGAGTTTGAAGTTAAGGATTTAGTTCCAATTATTGATGCATCTTATCCTGATATTCGTAAAGTTATCAATACATGCCAATTGAATTCTAATAAAGGGAAATTGCAAGTAGATGTACAAAATTTATTAGAGAATGATTACAAAAATAAAATTATAGAAATTCTTAAATCAAAAGATGATAAGAGAAATAAATATATGAAAGTAAGACAGACTCTTATAGATTCTAAATCAAAAGACTTTACTGATTTATATACAGCTTTGTATGATAATGTAGAGGATTATGGTGGTGAAAATACATCAAATGTGATTCTAATATTAGGTGATGGAGTAAACAAATCAGCAACTGCAATTGATAAAGAAATTATAGCAGCAGCTACATTAATTCAAATTTTAAATATTATATAATGGCAAACATTTTAGGAGCAGGTGGACAACCAATCGGAGGACAAGAAGAAAAACCAATTCCATTAGAAAAAACAGAAGCAATCGGATGTAAGAAATGTGGTGGTGAGATTTTCGTACAAGGTTTTGGATTCCGTAGAATCTCAAAATTATTAACTGGTAAACCAAAAGATGAAGTACTACCCGTTGAATTATTCCTTTGTGGAGATTGTGGTGAAGTACTTAATGAATTATTACCTCCGGGTTTAAAAGTAGAAGAAGAAGCATAATATGGCTAAAACATTATTCGACCATCTAAACGCAATTACGGATAAGAAAGACCCAAAGTATTGGGATACGCTTGATGAGAGCGATAGAAAAACATGGAGTAACTATTTGATACTCCGTTTTCTTTCTATGAAACCCGAATGGATAGAATTAATTGCAGATATACAACCTTATATACAAGAAGCACCGCCTAAAGCAATGTATTTGGCATTAATCGGCCTTATTCCTAAGACACGTGCTTTCTTAAAATATATGAAACCAGCTTCATCTGAAAAGTATGAAGATTGGATTGTAGAATTAGTAGCAAGGCAGTACGAAGTATCTAAATCAGAAGCAGAGGATTATCTTAAAATCCTATATGAAACTACAAGTGGTAAGATGCATATTAAGGAAATTGCAGAGAATTATGGTACTGACCCTAAGCAAATTACTAAGTTAAAACTCAAAGTTTAATTAGGTAATTTCAGGTATTTTTCGTATCTTTATACAATAAAACAACATAATGGCTAAAGTATCATTTTCACAATATAGTATGTGGAGTTCATGTCCACATCAATACAAATTAAATTACATAGATAAGTTAGGTGAAAGTTCATCTAACATCCATACAATCTTTGGAACTGCTATGCACGAAACTATCCAACATTACCTATCGGTTATGTATGGTGTTTCTAAAAAGCAAGCAGATGAAATAAACAAAGACAAACTCTTATTGGAAAAAATGAGAGAAGCTTATAAAAGTGAAGCTGATAAAATGAGCGAAGGAACTCCTTGTACTCAAATTCAATTAGAAGAATTTTATGGTGATGGTAGACGTATTCTACAATGGTTGGATAAACATATGCACAAATTCTACTCAAAAAGTGGATTTGAATTAGTTGGTATTGAGATTCCATTAAATGCAACTATTAAAGAGGGTGTACACTTTATTGGATTTATCGATATTGTTATTAGAGATTTGGCATCAAACGAAATCATTATTATAGATTTAAAAACATCCACAATGGGATGGAATCAGTATCAAAAAGCTGATAAGATGAAGAACTCTCAAATCCTATTATACAAAAAGTATTATTCGGAGTTATTTAATATTCCATTACAAAAGATTAAAGTAGAATATCAGATACTTCGTAGGAAATTGCCTGAAGATTCAGCATTTCCGGTACCACATGTATCAAAACACATTCCGGCACATGGTTCTCCATCTGTTAAAAAAGTATATGATGAATTTATGGAATTTATCAATACTGTATTTGAAGATGGTGGTGGGTTTAAAAATATCGAATTCCCTAAAGTACCAGGTGCAGCAAAAAAGAATTGTAAGTTCTGTGAGTTTGGAAATAGAGGAATATGTGATAAAAAGGCTACAAAATAAAAATTTATGTTTTTTTGAAAACTTTATATTTATATATACAAATATATTTATAATGAATCAAGACAACACAAAACTAACAACTGTGAAAATACTGAAAGATGTATATTCATCATTCAAAAAGGTTTCTTTCGATTCTGATGTAACACTTCAAAAACTGGTAAATAGAACAGTGGAAAGATATGTTAAGGATGATGAGTTTAGAAAGGAAATGAATGAGTACCTACAACTACAAATTTCAGGTTCACAATTTTAACAACACAAATAAGTTATGGCAAAAAAGAAGATTCTGTTACTTTCAGATGACTTAAGAATGGCAAGTGGTATCGCCACAATGTCGAAAGAATTAGTACTAGGTACAGTACACAAATACGATTGGTTTCAAGTAGGAGCCGCAATCAATCACCCTGAAGCAGGTAAGATTTTAGATGTGAGTGAAGATATAAAAAATACATATGGCATCGCTGATGCTAGTGTTAAAATTCTTCCTTGGAATGGTTATGGTAATGCTGATTTAATTAGACAATTAATCAATACCGAACAACCTGATGCTATCTTACACTTTACTGACCCTCGTTATTGGACATGGTTGTATGATATAGAACATGAAATCAGACAAAACGTTCCTCTTTTATTCTACGCAATTTGGGATGATTTACCAGACCCATTATACAATCGTAATTACTATGAGAGTTGTGATTGGATTGGTTGTATCTCTCGTCAAACGTATGGTATCATTAAAAGATTATCAGCATTAGATACAAAACCAACTTGGAAACCTAAAAAGGATTGGCAAGTTAGTTATGTACCACATGGTATTAATACAAACATTTACAAACCTGCAGATGTACCAGCTGAATTCCGTAAAGAAATTTTAGGTGGTAAAGATTATGACTTTGTATTATATTGGAGTAATCGTAATATTAGAAGAAAACAACCTGCAGATGTTATCGTAGCATTTAAAAAGTTTTGTGATAAAATAGGTAAAGAAAAAGCAGACAAAGTTTGCTTGGTAATGCATACACAACCTGTTGATGAAAATGGAACTGATTTACATGCAGTAATTGAAACAATGGCACCTGAATGTAATATTATATTTTCAGAAAAGAGAAGACCTCAAGAAGAACTAAATCTTATCTACAATATGGTAGATGCAACAATTAATATCGCTAACAACGAAGGATTTGGATTAGCAACCGCAGAATCAGTAATGGCTGGAACTCCAATCATTGTAAACGTAACTGGTGGATTGCAAGACCAATGTGGATTTGAAGTTGATGGTAAGATGCTAACTGCGGAAGATTACATTAAGATTGGTTCACTTCACCAATGGAGAGAGTGGGAAGGAAAAGCTAAACCTGGTCCTTGGGCATTGCCTGTTTGGAGTAGAGCATTGGCATTAGCTGGTTCAGTTCCTACACCTTATATTTGGGATGATAGAGTTGATATAGAGGATGTTGCTGAAGCAATTGAGAAAATGTACAACACACCAAAAGAAGTCCGTAAAGCAAACGCATTGGAGGGTAGAGAAGCATTTATCGGAGAAATGGGATTAACACATACAAATATGTGTCAGCAATTAGAAAACGGAATCGAATCGGTTTTTGAAAATTGGAAACCAAGAGAAAGATTCGAAGTATTTAAAATTAAATAAGTTATATAAATGAAACCAACATTAGTATTTCAAGGACCTATATTCACTCGTAGTGGTTACGGTGACCATTGTA